ACAACGAAAAGAATTTGAAGTCGCCATCCACCAGAACGCGACGAGCGTGATACCTGTCGACATGAAAGCCAGCGGATTCGTGAAACGCGACAAAACTGTGATGGTAAACACGCTACAGCAAGTGTGGGTGGCCGCCGCAGAAGAGGTCCCTCGTGCTATTGCCAGTTTTAAACCGCGACGACAAGTGATTACCGGACCGGTTGACTATGGCTTTGCGACGTGGTTGAAGTTGCAGTGGTCACCACTCGAACCACACCATTCAATCGGCCAACACGACGCCACTGCCGTTCCGTGCCCCGTACATGAGCGCGATTCGAAGTCAGTGTTAGAAGCATCACAAATCGACCACAAAACCCCGTGCAGCTGCGCCGACGATGGTGCGCACAAGTTTGAAATTGTGTACGACCGTTGCAGTCTTGCAGAGCTGAAAACTGAGGGCATCGTGTTCGTGAGCGGTTATGATACTGCCGTGTGGGGCGACATACACCGGAAAATGGAAGCGACCGGTCGCGAGATTCGCGAAACCGACGCCAAACGATTTGATTCGTCGTTGACTGCCGCACTCCGCGACGTCGAAGACGACATAATGCTGTTTGCGTTCCGCGATTCGCATTCGGAGGACCAGATGCTGCTGTACTCTGCCGTGACGGCGGCGACGCGCGTTTTTAACGGTCGCACTCATTACGGGCAGGCTTATCAGGCCCCCGAAACTCGTGCTTCCGGCGATACCTCTACCACCACGAAAAACGGTGTGACGAATGCGCTCGCCACTTCGTTCAATAACAACGTGGTGTTACGGACCGTGCCGAAGATCCCGACGCAGGCGTTCGTAGCCGAAATCGGAGCGCTCACTGAAGGTGAGTGGCGCGTGATGAACCAGAAGCCCACCATCGTGTACGTCGAAGTGCCGCCGCTGGAATTCTATCGCACCGAGAGTGACCGTAAGACGTACGTCGAAACCGTTCGATACGTCCAAAAGGTCTTCTCGAACATCACTCTCATGCCGGCGCGCGCGTGGAAGAACGTTTCGACCGACGAGTACGACACTAAAGCGGGCCCGCTGTTCCGCCGCGACGAGAAGTCGCGAGCGTGGAAGCGCGTACCATTGCCAACAGAAGACACGAG